GCAAACTTGTATGTAGTCCTTTAAGTCAAAGCATGGTATAACTGTCTGTGGTAATACATAGAGGAGTTATACCATGTTTAAAACATTTATCAAAGCATTACAAGATAGTCAAATGCGTAGAGTGCAATACTGGCAGTTAGTTAATATGTCAGATTCTGCGCTTAAGGACATTGGAGTTACCCGTGGCGAAATTAAGCAAAAGTTCTACGGTAAAGAAAGCACCTAAAGCAAAAGGATATGCTAAAGGTGGTTCAACAGTAAATGCGGCGGGTAATTATACTAAGCGTACTATGCGTTAGTCTCTTGTCGCCTCTGTTAAGGCAAGTGGTGAAGGAGGAAGACCCGGACAGTGGTCGGCTCGTAAAGCTCAAATGGTTGCCAAGCAATACAAAGCTAAAGGCGGAGGATACACCTCATGAAAATAAAAGCACCTGAAGGCTACCATTGGATGAAACAATCTGATGGTAGCTTTAAAGTTATGAAACACAGTGGTAAGTTTGTTCCTCACAAAGGGGCAAGTCTTACTGCTAATTTTGCAGTACAGAAGGTACACGATGGCCCTAGCAAAAAGTCAAAAAAGTCTTAAGTCTTGGACTAAACAGAAATGGACTACTAAGAGTGGAAAGCCCTCAACACAAGGGCCAAAGGCCACAGGCGAAAGGTATCTACCTAAAGCGGCTATTAAGTCTCTTAGTGATTCTCAGTATGCCGCAACAACTAGAGCCAAACGAAAAGGCACTGCTGCGGGTAAGCAGTTTGTGGCTCAACCTAAGAAAGTTGCAGCCAAAGTAAAACCCCACAGGAAAATTAAATGAGAAAACTTACAGAAAAACAACAGCTATTCCTTGATGTATTGTTTGAGCAAGCACAAGGTGATCCTGTAAGAGCTAAACGTCTTGCTGGGTATGCTGATACTATATCCTCTACAACTATTACTGCTGTATTGCAGGATGAGATTGCTGAACTTACTAAGAAGTTTATTGCTACTGCTGGTAGTAAAGCTGCATACTCTATGATGCAGGTTATGACTAACCCTACTGATCTTGGCAATAAAGAAAAGATGGCAGCAGCTAAAGATTTCCTAGACCGTGCTGGCTTTGTAAAGACAGACAAGGTAGAAATCAAAGCTGAAAACCCTGTATTTATACTACCGCCTAAAAATGAAAGTTAATAAAACTTGGAAGCTCCCTGAACCAGAGCTAGTTGATGGTGAGTATGAGTGGTTGTCTGTCGTTAGAGTAGGCAGAGTTGTGCCATTTGGCTATAGACAAGACCCTGAAGATGATGATATACTGCTACCAATCCCAGAAGAACTAGAAGCTTTAGAAGAAGCTAAGAAGTATCTAAAGCAATATAGTTACAGAGATGTAGCCAACTGGTTAAGTGAGAAGTCAGCCAGATATATCTCTCACGTGGGTCTAATGAAGAGAGTTAAACTTGAACGAAAACGTAAAGCAGAAGCTTCAACGCAACGCTATTACGCTGAACGCTACAAAGAAGCGGCGGCAAAAGCGGAAACCCTTGAAAGAAACCGTATTGGAGCCAGAGCTTCAACCAGTTCCAGCGAGAGTGAAGCCAGAGCCGATTGAGGTAGAGAAAGCTCAAGACGTTATCTTTGAGCCTAATCCCGGCCCTCAGACAGACTTTCTCTCAGCGTCAGAACAAGAGGTACTATATGGTGGAGCGGCTGGTGGTGGTAAGTCTTTTGCTATGTTGGCCGACCCTGTTAGGTATTTTAATAATCCATTATCTTCTATGCTGTTGGTACGGAGAAGCACAGAAGAACTCAGAGAACTTATCTCAGTCTCCAAACAGCTCTACCCAAGAGCAATCCCCGGGATTAAGTTTATGGAACGTGATAAGACGTGGGTAGCTCCAAGCGGTGCAACTCTCTGGCTTTCATACCTAGATAGGGACGATGATGTACAAAGATACCAAGGACAAGCTTTTAACTGGATTGGTTTTGACGAACTTACACAATGGCCTAGCCCTTATCCTTGGAACTATATGAGATCACGCCTACGTACTACTAAGAATAGTGGTCTAGGTTTATATCAAAGGGGTACTACTAACCCCGGTGGAGCAGGTCATCAGTGGGTTAAGAAGACTTTTGTAGACCCAGCCCCACATAATACTAGCTTTAATGCTACTGACATGGAAACGGGAGAGGTCATTGCTTGGCCTAAAGGTCACACAAAAGAGGGTCAGCCGTTGTTTAAACGCAGGTTTATTCCTGCTACTCTATTTGATAACCCGTACCTAGCTGATGATGGACTATATGAAGCTAACCTACTATCACTACCAGAGCATCAACGTAAGCAACTACTTGAAGGTAACTGGGATGTAAATGAAGGTGCTGCTTTCCCTGAGTGGAATAGACAAGTACACGTCATAGAACCTTTTGAGATACCCAGTGGCTGGGCAAGGTTTAGAGCATGTGACTACGGATACGGTTCTTACTCAGGGGTTGTTTGGTTTGCTGTAGCTCCTGATGAACAACTAATTATTTACAGAGAGATGTACTGCTCAAAGGTTATAGCTACTGATCTAGCTGATATGATACTAGAAGCAGAGGATGGAGAGAAGATACGCTACGGAGTCCTTGACTCATCTCTCTGGCATAAACGTGGGGATACTGGCCCAAGTCTAGCTGAACAAATGATTATGCGAGGCTGTAGGTGGAGACCTGCTGACAGGTCCAGAGGTTCAAGGGTTGCAGGTAAGAATGAGATACACAGACGATTACAAGTAGATGAGTTTACAGAAGAACCAAGGCTAGTCTTTTTTAATACTTGTAGCAATACTATCTCACAAATACCAGCACTACCTTTGGATAAGAATAACCCTGAAGACGTAGACACACACTCAGAAGATCACCTATACGATGCACTCAGGTATGGGGTTATGACAAGACCACGAAGCAGTCTGTTTGATTTTGACCCTGCAACACAACGATCAGGGTTTCAAGCAAGTGACCCAACCTTCGGTTATTAAGGATACACTATGGACGAATTTGAAGAAAGCATGGGCATGGACGTTGAAGAGGCTACCTCTTTAGATGACATGAAAGAAGATACTTATAGTGATCCTCTTGCAGGTAGCATTGTAGGCCTTGTACAGAAACACTATAAGAAAGCATCTGACGCTAGAGAAACAGAAGAAACACGTTGGATACAAGCTTATCGTAACTACCGTGGTCTCTATGGTCCTGATGTACAGTTTACTTCTACAGAAAAATCCCAAGTCTTTGTCAAAGTAACTAAGACTAAAGTCCTTGCAGCCTATGGTCAAATCATTGAGGTACTCTTTGGCAACAATAAGTTTCCAATCACTGTAGACCCTACCGTACTGCCTGAAGGTGTGGTTGAGTCTGTACACTTTGAATCTAATGATGAGATAAAGAAAGCACAAGGTCCAAGCCCAGAAGATACTAAGCTACTTCCCGGCGAGACTATGACTGATCTTAAAGAACGTCTAGCTGGTCTAAAGAATAGCCTAGCCCCTGTAGAGGATCAACTTAAAGAAGGTGTGGGCAGTACACCTACACAGATTACATTTCATCCAGCAATGGTATCAGCTAAAAAGATGGAGAAGAAAATCCACGATCAGCTTGATGAATCCAATGCAAACAAACAGTTACGTGTAGCTGCTTTTGAATGCGCCTTGTTTGGCACAGGCGTAATGAAAGGTCCGTTTGCTATAGACAAAGAGTACCCTAATTGGAATGAAGAGGGTGAGTATAGCCCTACTATTAAAACTATTCCACAAACTTCCAGTGTATCTCTTTGGAACTTCTACCCTGACCCTGATGCAGCTAACATGGATGAGGCTGAGTACGTTGTAGAACGTCACAAAATGTCACGTACACAAATACGTAATCTTAAAAGACGTCCTTTCTTTAGAAGCAATGCTATAGATCTTGCTATAGCTGACGGTGAGTCTTACACCAAAGAATGGTGGGAGCAAGCTATGGAAGATGACGCTCAGGAATCTAAAGCTGAACGCTTTGAAGTCCTTGAGTTTTGGGGTAACGTAGACACTGAGGTTCTTGAAGGACATGATATAGACATTCCTTCTGAACTATCTGACATGGATCAAGTTAGTGTAAACATCTGGGTATGCAATGGTAAGGTATTGCGTTTAGTTATGAACCCATTCACTCCTTCTATCATTCCTTATTATGCAGTACCATACGAAGTAACTCCTTATAGTCTTTTTGGTGTAGGTATTGCTGAGAACATGGATGA